AAAACCAATCGATAGGCCGTCGATTGATTTGGTAATTTCCTTGCGGAATTTTGAGACGTCGAAGGGTTTTCCCATGTATCACCTGTTATAAAAATAGAGAAACACAAGAGGTTGCCCCCTTGTGTTGATGCAGAGATTACTGCTTGTTTTGACGAGCGCGGATCATGGCCAAGATGTCTTGGGCATTGCCGCTTGGCTTGGCTGCTGACACAGGTGTGGCAGCAGGTGCTGGCTCCCCGTCAAATGAATCGTCAGCCGCAGGTGCTGCCGGTGCAGCCACTTTCAGTGCTGGCTTGGCAGCAGGTGCTGGAGCGTCATCAGCATCGCTGGCTGCGGCACCTGGTGCTTGTATGCCAGCAGGACGGAAGTATTGACCCCAACGCTCAGTGTCATATGGCTGTCCATCTACTGATGCTTCAAACATCTCTTTGATCACTTTGAGTTCAACATCGCCGGGACGCTTGGGCAGGTATGTGCTCAAGTCATACAAGCCGTGTTTTTCAATGGCTGCTTGTTCAGCTTCTGTAAGTGCAGACTCTTTACGTGCCCACTTTGAACCATTGTAGTCAGCAAATCCACCTTTGGCTCCTTTGCTGATGCGGAAGTCCAAGCCACGCATGAAGTCAGTTGGCAATTCTTCCAGTTCAGGATCCATCAACGCACCTTTGATGGTGGTAAAGATCTGAGGGCCGATGATAAATCGGCGGATTGGGTTTTCTGGTGACTTGTCGTCAGCCAAGGGATTCTCACGCACAAAGCCTTGGAAGATGTATGAACGTTTTTTCCAGTACTTGCGACCCATTTCTTCAAGGCTCTTGTCCTTGAACCAGGTGCGTACTTCTGCCAAAATAGGGCAAGCATCGCCCCACATTTCAACACAGGGTACCTGCACCATAACCTGCTTGCTCTCCATCTCTCCTTTGATGCCGTTGAACGGCAAACGAATCATTGCTCGTTCTTGCCAGAAGAATGTGTTTTTTGTATTAGCGTCAGGGAGGAAGCGTAATGTGGCTGCTTGGCCTTCTTCCATATTCCAATGCGGATAAATTGAATTGTCTCCGCCGGCGGATTGCCCACCTTGTTTTGATTCCGCTGCCTGTAGTTTTGCTCTGATTTCTGCTAAAGATGCCATAGTATGTTTCTCCTTAAAAAGTTGCCTATGTATATGCCAATCTAAAAATTAGATGTTTGTTGCCTGTGACGTCAACATAATGTTGCATACAATGTAAGTATATGCTTCTTTTGTGCTTTCGTCAAGTGTATTTATGTCATTTGCGCAAATGCGGTATATTTTCTTGAAAGTGTTTGCTCTTTTGCCATTGAGCATCAGTTATCTGGAGATGCTGTGCCTCTAGCCATTCTCTTCCAAGTGCCCAATCTGCTATACTGGAATGTCTAAAACGATAGTCGCCAGTGCATTCCAATGCAAACGTATGGCTCCACCCCACTGACTGTAGCGGCAATGGTGTGTCAGACAGATAATGCCGATACACTTCAATCAATTCAAATTCACTCATGACCATTTTTTTGCCGTCATGGTCCATGGCCACTATCTGTTCGCTTGCCAGCAGGTCTAAATGCAATTGAGTAAAGTTTTGATTGTGATGCTGTTCTACCCTATTTCTCAACTGAGACAACAAATTTCGATCAAGTTGTCTAAATGGTACTGCGCTGGCACAGGCTGGAAAATTTTTACATGATAATCGATCATGCTCACTATTCAACATGTACCGAACATACATTCGATTGCCTAGTGTGATTGGATCAGACTCAAGCGCATGCAGATGGTCTATTTTAACTGGTACAGTATCAAATTCTAAAGTTTGTTCAAAGATAATGTCTGCATCTACCATCAGCCATGAATCGCCAGGTAGGTATTGATCAAGATTGAGCTTGACCAACTGTTGGCGCCACCAGCCCACTTTACACTTGTCAATCAACGGCACATCATCCACACGGTGGTATACCAAATTATCAAACTGCCAGTACTGCTGACCTAGATAAGTTTGTATGTCTTCAAAGAAATTTGGCCAAGGATCAATTGCATGTGCATGATTGGTATCTACTATGACATGGATGGGCTTTGCTGGAAAATGCCGCGCTATGGATTTGATACACAGCGCAGTTTGGAACGCATAACCAGGCCAAGTGGTTATGGCATAACAATCAAAATTCATCTAGTATATATTACTTGATCGATGCTAGTGTTTTTAATCTCGACAACCATGCGTCATGCTCATGGTCTTCCATCATAGGAGCAACTGATCCTGCTACTGTGCCCATTTCATACATGCCACATTCGGCTAGGCCGTGTTCTGGACAGTATTCACCTTCCATGGTTGTGTTGCATGAACTTTCTACCATGCTTGATCCACCATCGGTGGCTGCCTGGCCTAATGCGCTGCCAATTGCTCCGCCTACTGGACCAGCTACTGCACTACCTAATGCCCTACCTGCAACTGCACCAAGCACACCTTCACCTACTCCATGATTAGTTTCGTCTAATCCTGGATTAGTTTGATAGTGAGCGTACGAGCTTGCTACATCACTCATAAAATCCTCGTCATGAGAAATTAAATTGCGAGCAGCTTTTGGTGTCATACCAATAGCAATCAATTCGTGATACACTGCACTGTAAAAATCATTGCTGGATTTGTCTGTTGCCATTCCGGGTTTTTCACGGGCCAAAATCTTAGCAACTTTTTCATAGGTGTATTCAGAGTTTTCGTGGATGCGACTTTCTTGAACAGTCATACCAGCATGTTTAAGCATGGCATCAAGTTCTGCGTTTTCGGCCATGCCTCTTTTTCCAATGGCTGGATTGGTAGCATCACCGTAGCCGCCTTGTTTTGCCCAGTCATAAGGTTCTACTTCGTCTGGGGTAACTCTGGCTCCTTTGCCAATTGCTTGTTTAACTCCGGCAACTCGTTTGCCTTGAAAGTTAGCATACGGATCGCCTTCTGGTCCTTTTAGTCGAGCAGCCACGCCACCTGCCCAGCCAGCTTGTCCAGCTGCTTTTCTAGCATAACTGCTCAGTGTTGCTGGACTCAATTCATCCAACTGATCTTCTGCCACAGCTGGTTCAGGAGCAGTGCCTGGTGCTTGTTGTCCAGCAGGGGGTGCCACTGGCTGTTGTTGGTCAGCAGCAGGGGTGGTGTTCATTTGAATACCAAGTTGTTGCAGTCGGGCCTGCACATCTGTGTCGTCCCAGACATTAGCACGAGGATCTTGGTCGGCCAAGTCAGACAGGATATCAAACAATACATCATCGCCTATCACATCATACAGTTGTTCTGTAGCATTGGTAGCGTCTGGACCAACAATGAGTTCTTGACTCATGAGCGTGTCCAATTTGGTTTGTGCTTCCGGAGTGTCTGGCAAGGCCCATGTACCCTCCATTACATTATTTGCCCAATCTTCAAAAATTTGTGCTTCTTTCATGGTGTTTGTTTCCTGTTGTATTCTTGCCAACATTGGCAAGGCTTGTTCTATTCTGGGATCAATGCGAGTTTCCACAAATAGATTTTTTAAATCTTCAACTACCAACTCTGAATCAGAGATGTCAGCAGGAGTCCAAGATTCAAAATACTGGTTGTATCCTTGTGATGAGGATAGTGTTTTGAGTTCGCGCTGTAGGTTGGTGTAATACATGTTGGTTTCGGTCACAAGCTCACCGGCCACGCCTTCAAATACTTTTTTCTGATTTGCTCTGCGAAACTGTGCCAGCACATTCAGTTGTTCAACTATTTGCGAAATATGTTGACCGCGAATGTCATAAGGATTGCCACCCTGTTTCACATGTTCCAGCATGGCTCTACCACCTGACAACTTTTTAAATGGCAGCTTGAACCGTTCACCATCTGCTGTTTCAATAAACAAACTTTCCACATAGCGAAATCGTGCATCGTTTTCTTCAAGACTGCGACTATGCTTGATCATCAGTCTAGCTTGTGTTGGTTCTCCAGCATAGCTGATTTTTTTGTTGCCATAATAGCTTTCAAACAATCCTTCTTTGATAGCTGCCATACCAGCCATGGTGTATTTGAGTCTGTTAATGTTGTCCAGTTTGAATCCGCCACGTATTTTGCTGTTGCGCACAGCAAATGATTTCAACTGTTGTAAAAATTGGTACCACTCAGTTTTGTCTTCTGAGTCCATGCCACGGCCAAGATTGTCACCGTAAAACACTGTCATTCCATTGTCACTGCTTAACAAGATCACAACTGTGCCGTAATTTTTTCCAGACTGTGCCACCCAGTCAAAAGTAAACATGTCAGCTGAATCAGGATCAGGTGCACCAGTAGCATCCACTGGAGGTTTGCCAGTGCGTGAATCCAGAGATTCTGGATTAAAGTTACGAGTGATCAAAAGATCATTTAGTGCCTGAGACGGTGACGAAGTTATCATAGTGTTATATTTATGTCAATGCATCACAGATATGAAAGGCATGGGCTCAATTACTGTGTCGCCGTGGTCCCTCATTTGGGTTTCTAAATCTGAATAAAAGCTCTGCAAAACAGTCATCATACGCACAGCCAATATACTAGCCATTATGAGATCGTCTGTTTCACCAATTTTTGCAGCATACCCTAGTCCTGATGCCACAAATGTTTTTAATTCACTTATTAAACTTCTGGAATTAACAGTCATGCGCCCTGATTCTATTAGATTTTTCAATTTGGCACAAGCACTCAATTTGGTTTTATTAGTGGTATTGAACCCTTTTCTAAAGCGTCTAGAAGTCGAGCTTGTGGTGTCGCTTAAAAAATATCCTGGAATGTTTTCTTCACCGTATTCTGCAATACTGATTAGTGCAGCTTCACCAATAGTGTTGTTTTCCACTGAATAGTAGATACTTTTGTCATCCTGCACTGTTTCATACAGATGTTTTATGATATCGGCTAGTATGCGTATTTGTTCAGGTATAGGAGTGAGATTGTGCCGCCACTCTCCTACCTGTCGAGTGGTATTGGCTTCAAAAATTTGTATAGCAGCCGGATCACCACCAGTGCCCAAGCTGGGATCTAGAGCTACCACATACACTTGGTCTTTGCGTATGGGTTCATACCAACGCACCTGCCCAGTTTTGTATGTGGGTTCTTTACCGGTTAAGTCTAACAGTTTGATTGGTGCAATTAGTGTTTCGTCATTGACAATGAATTCGCAACCCATTTCTCTGCGAAAACGATCTTCGCCTAATGCTGCCCGTGATTGTATTGCCCAAGTTTCATCTCGGTCTGGATGTTCGTTCCAGTAGCTGCGAAATGCTCTGAATCCATTGATGCCTAGTTCTGTGGCATTGCCATGATCATCTTCGCACTTGTTGGCGCCTTTCCATAAGAACGCAAACTGATCTTCGTCTGAGTTGGGTGTTGATGTAATAATTGCTTTACCACCTGTGGCCAGTGTGGGCGAAATAGAAGTCCAAAACTCCTTGGCAATAGTGGGTCGCACATACGCAAACTCGTCAGCATACAGCAAGGATATTGACATACCCCGGCCGGTTGTTTCTGTTGTGGTTGCAGAAACTATGCGTGATCCATTTTCAAAGTCAATTGACCCTTTGTTGTAACTGGTTACCCCTGCACGAATAAAGTCCGGGCACAACTCATAAGCATATCTTATACGTTGCATGATCTCTTGTGCGCCTGTGTATTTGTGTGCAGCAACTAGAATGGTCGAGTCAGGCACAAACATGGCATACCACAGCAAGTAACCAGCTGCTGATGTTGATTTGCCTGTTTGTCTGGGCATCATCGATATGGAAAAACGATAATTGTGATAGGTATTGATCAGTCGTTTCTGATATTCAAATGGATGATACAACATTTTTCCCTGTGTGGGATGTTGAATGTAGAAAAAATGGTCCATGAAATACCCAGGTCCAGTAACTGGATCTGCGCAGGCTAGAAAGTGTTCCAGTTCCTGATCGCTGAATATTTGTTGACGATGCGGCGATTTGACTAGTACGCCTTCTAATGATTTAGCCATAATTTATTTAATAACTAATTCGGTCGGCAATATAATCTGCAGCCACTTTATGAAATTTTGGGCCTACATGATGACCGCAACGAGACCAATCGACTGGTGTTAATTCTTCGCGCTTTGCTATGTTTATTTCAGCCATTGAAAATTTGTAGTAAGGTATTTTGCTTTTTTCACATAGCCATTGCATGGCATCAGTAGTTTTTTCTTGATTCAACCGGTAATTTTCCTGATACGCATACCATGTATTTACTGCGCCTATTATGTCAGAGCCCACCGCATCAACAGACGTATTGGGTGAACTGATAGTTATCCAATTGTCTTTAGAATAGATTTCAAACCCATCTTTTTCACCACCAACTTCGATGACCATAGCCACACACAATTGAGGGAGGTAATTTTTTAAAACTCTATACATGGTATCCAAACACCCAGTGCCTGTGGCCAGATTCCAAATTGGTATATTTAATTTTTTACTCAACTGTTCAGGCCAAGTTTGATACTGATGTAATCCCACTCCCACTGTGGGACTGCTACCTAATACCATGATTCGTTTTGATTGATCAAATTCGTCTGTGCGAAATCCACCGCTGTTGAATCTATATTCTATCACAGTATTGTTCGACCAACCAGACTGTGTCCAAGTTGGATAAAATGCCGGGTCTTTAAGCAATCGCTGAACTTTTGGATGATCTGTTCCTACAAAATCCAGTATTAAATTAGCATATCGAGAATAATTATGAAAACAGTGCTGCATCGACAAATTATTCTGCTCGCCCGCACTTTTGTCGTTTGGCATTGGTGAGTGCGCCAAAGTCCACAGGCCATTCTGTGCCTGGCGGCAGCTCTTTGGCTGCGGGTGGCAGTGCAAACTTTACTCCAGCATACTCTTGTATTTGTACTATAGGAGCACGAAACTTGGTCAAGTCGTTGCCCAAGTTAACATAAGGTTTGACATGTGGGAAAATCCAGCCTGCTGCTTGTCCTGTAGCTTGGTTGATCACCAGTTTGTAGTAGCCATGAGGTACCACAACTCCATTGCCAATTGTGGGGTCGTTGCCATTATACATGGCACCCACAAAGATCGTGAATGGTTGGTTCAGTTGCACAGCCCAACCACGCACTGCGGTTTCTAACAGTTTCCAAATACCACGGTTGAGACTTCCATGTTGTGGATACATATTGGTCATTAGGAATGATTCGTACTCTACTTGTTGGCTCCATGATAAGTCGCCATCAGGAGCAGCATGCCCTTTGTCGTAGCCTGTGCCTGCATAGTCGTCTGGTCTTGCACCACCTGGCACTGATTGATCAGCAACAAATGCGTTTGTTCGTGGAAAACACCCTAGTGCATTTTGTGACAGTAATGTGTAACTAACATACACAGGAATCTTTGCAGGCGCATCATAGGCCACAAAGTATGCTTCTCTGCAGATAGGAACGGCTGTTCTAGCAGTTTGTGCCCAACCATATGGTGAGTGTACCTGACAGGCCTGTGGAGGCATGGGTGGTCGTTGGTCCCAGGCTTGAGACGACATGCTGACCACAATCAGCAGTATGGCTAATATTTTTTTCATTGTTGACCTTGTAGTAATGTACGGCTATTTACCGTGGGTAGCCAGCAAATGCTTTTACAGGACTGATTTTGTCCACAAAGTCAGGCTCTGTACTTGCAGGAGTTGACACCATTTTCTTGCCACCAGGTGTGTTAGTCATTGCCAATGCTTGATCAATCACTCCGGCAACACTTGCAGCCATGCCTTCAATCACACCTTGTTCGCCAAATGCTGTTTCGGCACTCCAAGGAGGTATAT